ATGAAGATTTTAAATTTCGGTTCGTTAAATATTGATAAGGTTTATGCTGTTGAAGAAATTGTAAAAGGCGGAGAAACTATCGACTCCGTAAGTTTTAGTGAAAGTGTAGGCGGTAAAGGTTTAAATCAGTCAATTGCGGTAGCTAAAGCTGGCGGAAATATCATGTATGCTGGTTGTGTTGGTAAAGATGGAGAGATTTTATTACAAGCTTTAAAAGATAATAATGTAGATACATCTTTGATTAAAACAGTAGAGACAGCAAGCGGACAGGCTATTATTCAAGTTGATAAACATGGACAGAATTGCATTATTTTATTTCATGGAGCTAATTATGAAGTGGATAAAGCTTATATTGATGAAGCGATGCAAGATTTTGCACAAGGTGATATTTTAATTTTACAAAATGAAATTTCCAATATTGATTATATTATTGAAGTAGCAAAAGCTAAACAAATGAAAATTTATCTAAATCCTTCACCAATCAATGAAAATCTTAACAAATATAATATGCAGGCAATAGATGGAATTTTTGTCAATGAACATGAAGGGGCATATTTAGCTGATAAAGAAAAAGTTGAAGATATATTAGATAGTTTAGCTAGCAAATATCCTGAATTAGAAATTATTTTAACTTTTGGTGATAAAGGTGCATATTATCGTCATAAAGATATAAATATTTTCCAACCTGCATATAAAGTTGATGCTGTAGATACGACAGCTGCTGGAGATACTTTTACAGGGTATTTCATTGCTTTAAGACAACAAGGTAAATCCATTGAAGAAAGTTTACAAAAAGCAAGTAAAGCGTCTTCAATTACAGTATCAAGAAAAGGAGCAAGCATTTCTATTCCTAAAATTGCAGAAGTGGATTGAACTGAAAAAACATTTTTTCTATAATATTTATAAATAAATAATAAAGGTTTGAATAAATATGAAGTCACGTGTTACTATCAAGGATATAGCACAAAAAACAGGTTTTTCAGTTACAACAATTTCTTTGGTATTAAATGATAAAGCAAATCATATTCCTCGAGAAACAAAATTAATCATTGCTAAAGCTGTAAAAGAAATGGGATATAGACCAAATAAGATGGCTGTAGGCTTAGTAAAAAAGCAAAGCAATATCATTGGTTTTGTATTACCGGATATTAGAAATCAGTTTTTTTCATATACAGCTAAAGTTTTAGAAGATGAATGTCATAAATATGACTGGAATTTATTGATTTGTAATTCAGATAATAATCATAAACAAGAATTAAAGCATTTAAAAATGCTCTGTGATTATATGGTCGATGGTATCTTTTTGAGTATGGCAGCTAATAGCACGGAAAAAGAAGTTGAAGAAAGCATAAATTTTTTAGAGGATAATAAGATACCATATTGTCTAATTGACCGTGATATGTTTGATATTGGCAAATATAAAATCAGTGTTGACCATTTGCAAGGTGCATATTTAGCGACAGAACATTTGATAAAATTAGGGCATAAAAAAATAGGCTGTATAACTGGACCTTTAATTTTAGATGATGCACGACAAAGACTAGCAGGCTATAAACAAGCATTGAAGGATAATGGTATAAAAATAGATGAAAATCTAATTTTTGAAGGTGATTATTCTTTTGAAAAAGGGAAAATAGGCTGTGATAATTTATTAGCGAAAAATATAACAGCAATATTTGCAGCAAATGATTTCTCAGCTATGGGGGCATTAGCTAGTATTAAAGAACATAATTTAATAGTACCTAGAGATATTTCTATTGTGGGTTATGATGATATTGCTTTTGCGTCATTATTAGAAGTTCCTTTGACAACAGTTCGTCAACCGATAGATGCAATTGGGCAAAAGGCAACAGAAGTAATTAATCAATTAGTAAATAGTGAAGAAAATATAGATAGTAAAATCATTATTTTAGAACCTAAATTGATTGTTAGAAGTAGTACAAAAACTATAAGTTAAAATTTTGAGTATATCTAAAGATACTTAACTAATATATAATTTTCCTGAATAGATATGCATGAATTTTTGATTTAAATTTAATATAGATTTAATAAATCTTACCTATTCTACTATAAAATAGTATGATATAATAAAAAGAAAGAATTTATGTATGTTTAAGGAGAGGATTTTAATGGCAAATCCAGCTATGAAAATAATAGGCAAGGCGTCTACGGAATATGTAGATTCTCCTGCCACTTTGAAAGGCACGATTACAAAGGCATTTGGTTTGACACTTGTTACTATTGCATCAGCAATTGCTTCAGGTGTATTTTTAGCCAATAGCCCAGCTGCTTATGGTGTATTGATATTAGGTATGATTGTGGGTGTAGTTTTAACGCTTGTTACTTGCTTTAAACCACATTTAGCACCAATGACAACACCTGGCTATGCTGTTTTTGAAGGTGCAGTGCTTGGTATTATTTCTGCTCAATTTGAAAGAATGTATTTTGGTATTTCTGCTATTGCAGTAGGAATTACTTTGGCTACAATGATTTTAATGCTTGTTTTATGGAAAACACGTATTATAAAAGTTACAGAAACAGTACGTTCTGTGATTATTTCCATGACAGGTGCTGTAGCGATTTTCTATTTCGTGAATATCATTGCAAGTTTATTCGGTTTCCATATGATGCCAACAAGTGGTATTTTTGGTATAGCGATTGGCTTTATTATCGCAGGTGTAGCAGCATTTAATTTGCTCTTAGACTTTGATAATATTGAACAAGCTGTAGCTTATGGGGCTCCGAAGTACTACGAATACTTCTGTGCTTTTGGTTTACTCTTAACTCTTGTATGGCTCTATATCGAGATTTTAAGACTTTTACAGATGATCATGGCTATGTTTGGCAATGATGATTAATAAGTTATAAAAAAGGTTACTTCTCAAAGAAGTAACCTTTTTTTATACATTTTATTTTAATTTTATACGTATTTGAATAATCATAGAACATTATTCTTTAAATATATATTTTTAATTTGTTGCCATTTTGTTGCCATTTTTTGACATGTATTTTTCAAAGGTTATAGCTGCGTTTATTTTTGATTTTTTTGTAATGTGAAGATAGATTTTTTGTGTTGTATTATTATCTTTATGCCCAAGTCTATTTTGTATTATTTCTAAAGAAATACCAGCTTCTGATAGAAGAGATACATGAGTATGTCTAAATATATGAGAATGTAATTTAGGTATATTAAATTTAATTCTCATTCTAGTAAAAGTAGATTTGATAGAAGTTGGTAAAATGGGAAGCTCTTTATTTTCTTTGGCGTAATATTTTGTAAAGACAAAATCGTCTTTAGGATAGTTATTCATTGTTTTATTTAATAGTCGATTTGACAATTGATAGACATGCCATTCTTTTAATACAGAAATTGTATCATCTCCGATAGAAATAGTTCTAATACTAGACAAAGTTTTTGGTGTATCTTGACGAAGCCATATATTTTTATTTTTTGAGTACATAGTAGAATTTATAATAATTGTTTTATTTTTGTAATCAATATCACTCCATCGCAGAGCAGATAATTCACCTAAACGCATACCTGTATATGACATTAAAAAACAAATATAATACATATATGGTGAGCTTTTATATGATTTTACAACTTTTAAAATATGAGATAGTTCTTCTTGATTAAAGTATAAATCTTCAGTAGAAACTATTTTTTTTATAGAAGATTTGGGCAAGGCAATATCTTTTGTAGGATTTGTGGAGATAAGTTTTAATTTATAAGCTGTTTTTAAAATATGTTTAGGATAGAAGCTATTATTTATAATGCTTTTTTGAGGTTGGGTTTGGGCCAAAAATAATAAAAATTTTTGCCAATAAAATGGTGTAATATCTTTTAATTTTATATTACCAAAGAATTTTTTAGCAAATCGTAATCTATTAGATATTGTTTCAATTGATGTTGGTTTTAGATGTGCAGTATGCGTAGAAAACCATTTATCAATATATTCGGAAAAAGTAATATTAGATTCGATAATATTTTGGCCAAGTAGAAGTTTATTCAGTATAGGTTGAGCAGCTTGACGAGCTTCTTTGGCGGTTTTAAATCCACTTTTAGATATTCTTTTTCTTTTTCCTGTTATAGGATCTAAGCCTGCTTCTATACTATAAGCATAAGTAGTACGCTTTTTTCCTTCTCGTTTAAAAATTCGTATTTTTCCTTGTGTTGCCATTGTATAATTCTCTCTTTCCAATGGCGGGAAAGTTTTTTGATAATCCATATCATGTGATATATAATTATCTAGTCCAGTTTATTGATTCTCATAGAGTAGTACCAAGAAATATTATCAAATACATTTCTTGGTACTATTTTTATTATACATAAAAAGTAATTGAATAATAGTATTTTATGAAAAAATGTCAAATTTAATGAAATAATATATAAAATTGTGAAAAAAAATCACTTATATGTTAAAATAAAAATATATAAGGGGAGATGGAAGATGAATAATAAACTGGAACAAAAAATCTTAGATTTAAAAAAAGAGTATCAACAAGATAAATATCATAATAGTGATAAAAATATTGATGATATTGATAAAAATGTGATAATTGATCAAGCAAATAAAGTTTCTAATGAAGTATTAAATGTATTTTTTAAAGACGAAGAGCCACCTTTAAAAATTGCTAGTTTAATGAAAAAATTAGGTTTTGATTTATTTAAAAATAGCCAATTTCCTCAAAAAGAGTTATCGGGATTATTAGCTTTAAATTTAAAAGAAAAATTAGCTGGAAAATATTCTAATAGAGTAATTATAGTAAATGGACAAGATAGTATAGGTCATCAAAGATTTACTATAGCACATGAATTAGCACATTATATTTTTGATGCTATTGAAGATAAAGAATATTATGAAGCGTATTATAGAACAGATGAAGAAAATACAAAGAAAATAAAAGAATATAGAGCTAACAAATTTGCTGCTAATCTTTTAATGCCTGAAGATATATTTAGACGAAAATATTATGAGCTTTTAAAAGAATATAAAGATACAGATCTAGTAAAAAATGCTTTAACAGTAGTATTTAAAGTATCTTATACAGCTGTAAATTATAGAATTGATGAATTGGAATTAGGTTTATAAGATGGATAATGAAGATAATTTCATAAATATGATAAGTAGTTTATCATCAAATCAAGAAAATGAAAGATTTAATGATTCGGATAAGATTATTGATGAAATTGAGTTCATAGATACAATGAATAGTTTATCATTGAGTAATAAGAATAAGAAATTTGATGATGAATATATTACTAATGATAAACGTAGTATGAATGAACATAATGAATGTTATACAATGATATTGAAAGCATATAGTAAGACATTAGAAGGTAACATACTAGAAAAGAATAAACTAAAAAAATATTTTTTCTATATATGTTCAGGTATTTTAATAAGTATAGCATTAGCATTTGTTGTTTGTTTAGGAATTAGTTTGTTTTTTATTTTTGCTAATCCTGATGTATCATTTGATATTGCATCTATAGTATCTTTGATAGGAGCTATGGCAACAGCTTTTATATCTTCATTTATGATTTTGCCAAAAGTAATAACAGGGTATCTATTTAATAAAAAAGAAGAAGAAAATATGATGAATGTTATTAATAAAATTCAAGAATATGATACAAAGATTAGACAGAATATAAAAGAACATGATGATAAAAAAGATAACGGAAAATAAATTTAAAGTGATATAAAAAATATCATCAAATATATGCTATGCATATTTCTTTATTTTTACCAGCTAGAATTAAGAAAAATCTTCTTAAGCCTCGAAAATTAAGTATTTTTATTAAATCTTTACTTTTAATAGTATAATAAAAATCATAAAGATTGATTTTTCTAGGATTTAACTTTAACAAGATAAGATTAAAAAAGCACTAGATGTATTATCTAGTGCTTTTTCTTATGATATGAGTATTCGTTTTTCTTCAGTAGTATCATATTTTCCTGTTCCAAATGACATAGCCATTGGCAAGAAATCTTGAGGATTTAGAGCTAAAATATTATATATTTTCTTCTTTGTATATTGAAATCTATTTTTGATTTTACAAATCTGTAATTAGTATCATACATACATTTTTTGAATACGTTTATTTATATTATGATATAATTATAATAAAAAACTAGAGGTAATTATATAATGGAACAAGTGCCTAAAGAATTAAATATTTCAAGATTAGATAATGTAAAACTAACAAATGTGATAATGATAGAAGCTATTGAAGGTTCTGGAACGATGCAAGAACCTTGTAAAAAAATAATTGCTTTTTATACATTATCTGGTAAATATATTGGTAAGATTACTTTTTAAGCTTAAATTTAGGCTTATTAGCTAATAAACTAGCCTCATTATCGGCAAATTTTTCAGCTAAAATAAGATGGCATAAATATATTATAAATTTTTTCATATCCTGAATATTATATTCAGGATTTTTCTTTGTGGTATGTGTTTCATCGTTACCAATATAACAAGCTGCTCTAGCTAAATTTATAGCTCTAGAATAAGGTATCATCTCTATATTTTTACTTAATTTATTTTTACTAATATCTTCCTTTTTATCAGGAAAAGTATCTTTTAAATAATCTTCTACCAAATATTCTAAAGCTTTTCTATAGCCCATACCAGCGATTTTAGTAAGATTTTCATTTTCAGCTATAAATGATTGATGATAAATCTCGTAGAAACTTGGATAAATATTCTTAATTTCTATAGGAATATTTTTATCAGGAAATTTATTTGGAGGATAAATAGATTTTCCAATATATTCCATGTAATAGTTATTATCTAGCTCATAATTGTTAATAAATTGGGCTTTAAATTCAGTAAAAATAAATCTTTTACATAAGGGGCATTGAAAAATACTAGCGATAAAAATGCCTTCTTGAATTTTATTTGGTATAACTTCTATAGGTTTGATACCTGTATTACAATGAGGGCATATTATAGACTCTTTTTCAGATAATAATTCAGATAAATTTTCATCAAGAGGGTTAGACATAAATACACTTCCTTATAAATTTAATATAATTAAGACACTAGATATTTGTTTCTAGTGTCTTTTTTATTGTAGATATGAGTTAATATGGAATATATGGCGGATTTTTAGATTATAATCCAGGATATTTCTCGGAAAGAATAGCTAGTCCTTGTATAATTGGTGCTGACATAGATTCGATTTCTTGCCAATACGTAGGAATTTGACTTTGTTCAATGACTTTTTTTGTTTTTTTATCAAGAACAGCATATTGTTCCATTCTGTATAACCAAATATCATTATCACTTAGTCGAACATTCATTTTGGTTACTGTATAAAAATCATTAGTATCTATAGCCATATTAAATACTATTGTTTTGGGATCAGGTTCAAGGATGTTATTACGATTAATATCAATATAATATATTGTATTATTACTACTAGCTATATACTCCCATTTAGGAATAATGTCATTATTAATTTCTGCATAAGAAACAGTTGGAAAAAATATAGATAATGCAAAAAAGAATAAAATAAAAAATTTTTTAATCATAGAATCATCTTCATTCATATAAAATTAATATAAATTACCAATTATGATGTAATTTATTTTCAACATTATTTAATCGATTATCTAAATCACTTAAGTTAGTATCAGTATAATAATATCCTTCAATATCATCGATATCATTTCTAGTGTCATCTATATCACTTTTAGCCTTATCAACATCATATCTTGTTTTAGATACTTGGCTTTCAGTTTCTGATAATCTATCTTCTAAGTCTTGAACATAAGTGTCGTTATTATTTGTTGTAGTTTCTAATTTTCCCATACGATATAATAATGAATAAATATCGCTTTGAGATGTTCTAATTTTTTCTGATAAAGTAGCTGTAGTATCTTGCAAAGATTTTATTTGTTGCTGTTGATTATAGATGATACCGCCTAAAATAATAATAAGTATTAAGAGTACTATATTAACTTTGTTAGTATTCAAAATATCACTTCTTTCTTGATACGTTTATATACTTTAATTAGTTTCTTTTACAATATCTTTAATAAATTTATTTAATATTCTTTGACCTGTTCCATCAGCACTAGCAACTTTAAATCTACTAGAGTTTGCTATACGATATTCTTGTCGTTCTACCATTATAGGAGATGAAGGATTTTTTAGATTTATTAATTTCATATTAAATAATACAATGGCGGAGCTATTTACTCGAGTAAATGCACCAATATCAATAATTAACATAGCATCAATATTTGAATTCATTATGTAATTAATCATAGCTTGTTGTTTTTGTTCACTAGTAGCATTTGGTAATGTTTGAATAATTAAGGATTGAATATTGCTTGCTTTTTCGACATTAAACTTATTATCTAATAGTGCTTTATAGCCTAAATTTTCAACAATTAAATTTGTATTTTGATAACCAATATAATCAATACTATTAGGATTTATAGTTGTTAATACTAAAACTTTTTTTATATTTTTTAACTGATTTTTTTGAGATTCGTCCCAATATTCTTGTACATCGTGATCACCACTTAATGCTTTTAGATTTGTACCGATTTTATATCCCAAAGAATAATCATCAGATATATCATATGCAAATGATGTAGTAGGAATCATAAAATAAAATAATAAAAATGAAATAAGACCTAAAATAAAATTTTTGCTCATAATAATAACCTTCTTTTTGTTTGATAAAATTTAATTCTTATTAGTATTTTCTTTAACTTTTTTTAGTAAGCTATTAATTCCCATTCCTGTAAATGCAGTTGCTCCAAATACAAGATTTATAATTATATCTGTTATACCTAAAAAAATTCTTAACATTAAATATTGTAAACTAGGTACATACCAAGTATTAGCCATAATGAATCCATAAACTAAAGTGATAACAATACTTAAAAGAAATGGTAATCTAAAGACATAACTTATAACAAAGATTATCATAGCAAATGTACTATTGATAAATAGAAATTTTAATGATGGAAAATTAGATATAAAAAAATCTGATACAAAAGAAAAACCTAATAATAATAAAGCTATATAAGCTATAAATAGAATAAAAATCATAATAACACCTCTTTAAATTATTAATAAAAGTTTTAAGTTAGCTTTTTAATAAATCACTTCTTTACAAATTTATTTTCAAGACATAATTGCTATTATGTCTTTTTTTTTAGTATTTTAAAATTTCTTTCAAGTTGTTCTTTTAAGCGTTTCTAAGTTTTTCATCTTCACTTTGAATGACTGCATTTACTTGATTATCCAAAATCAATTTAACGGTTTCTTTTCTATCTGCTGGTAACTGGCGGTATTTTTTTATTAGATCTTTTTCATCAGCAGATAATTCAATATTATCTTTAAGAATAATACCAGACATTGTTGTATTAGAATTTTCTTCTTGTAGATTATTGTCTAATAAAAAATCTATTGATACATTAAAAAAATGAGATATATTTTTTAATAGATTTTCATCAGGAAAACGACGTCCTTGTTCATACATACCAACAGCACTGGTTGATATATTTAAAATTTTACTTAATTGTGATTGTGTAAGTTTTTTATTTTCACGTAATTCTTTTAATCTTTTCATAAAAAATCCCCTTGTTTAATTATACAACACAAAAGGTGTAGTGTGATAAATTACTGCAAAATGTGTATTTTATTTAAATTTTATATTGACTTAACACGTTTTGTGATATATATTATAAATATAAACACAAAACGTGTTGATTGTGAGGTGGTATAAAATATGAAATGCTTAGCGTCTTTTAGAAAAAATAAAGGTTATACTACAAAAGATATGGCTAGAATTATAGGAGTATCTCAGTCTTTATATGAAAAAGTAGAATTTGGAGCAAGATTACCTAGTCGTTCTTTTTTAAAGAAATTTAAGGATAAATATCCTGATTTTGATATGAATATTTTTTTTGATGAATTATCACACAAAATGTGTGATAAATAATTAATAAAGGAGTTGTTGTAATGAATAATATTACAGATAAACAAAGGATAGAAAGATTAGAAATCTTAGTAATGAATTTGTCTAATATTGTAAATAAAATGCAAACAGGAAAAAATTTTGAAAAGAATTTTGATGTTGGAACAAAATTTTTATTAAAATCAACAATTATAAAAGATGTTAATATATATCCCTTGCTAATAGGATTTAACATACGAGAAAAAGATTTTTATTGTTACGAAATAAGTATAAATTCTATAAATGATTTAATTAATTTAGTAAAAATTTTGCCAGAATTTAAAGTGATTATAGAAGAGAAAGATTCTAAACTTTATATTCTAATTGAACCTAGATAAGTTTTGATAACCAATAAAATTAATGTATAGCAAGAGCCACGACAGATATGCACTCTAAAAGTAAAAAATAAATGCAAATTCTTTATAATCATTAAATCATCTTAATAATTTTCCATTGGTATATATATGTATTTTTCGTGGTTCTTGGTGTGCATTAAGTAATAGGAAGTGAGAATTTGTGTTTAATAAAGCATGGTTTTTAAATCGAATAGTATCAAAGTTAAAAACTAAAGAAAAAAAGCCAGTAATTTATAACAGTAATGAACTTATTAGTAAAGAAATTAGTGAATATTATGCGAAGAAAAAGAAAGATCCTAATATAACGCTTGAAGAACTTTTAATGATAGGTGTTATGGAATCATGGGATAGAGCTTATAAAAAAACAAAACGACAAGTAGAAGAAACAAAACGAGTAAATGAGATTTTAGATTGTATAGTATTTGTAGGATTTGTCGTTTTAATAATAGGATTGATTTATTCATCATTTAGATGAACTCTTAAGATTGTTCGTCTATGTGTACCTTTACTCTTTAAAAGTCAAAGGAGAATTTATTTATGTTAAAAATGTCAATAAAACTTTTTATAGCATTCGTTGGGTATTTCTCAATAATGTTATTTATTATCGGTTGTATTCTTCATTGGGTTAATGCAAGTGATGAAGTGATGCAATCATTTAATGGATGTGTAACATTTTTCATAGGATTATATGTCATTCTTTTTATATCCTTAGGATTTATTCTTTTGTTTGTTTGGATTGTCGATGACGATTGGAAAGATTTATTTTTTGATTAAAGTTAGTTTCTCTATATCTTTTTAACCAGACGCTCCATCTTTTCTTTACTTTTGTAATTTATATCTGGCATATTTCTAAGTTTTAATTGTTTATATAAGACTTCGATCTTATCAATTGTGTCTAAAACTATATTTTTAAATGATGTCAACTCTTCATTTTGTAAATATTTTAAATCATCAATAACATCTTCTAGTTGTTGGCATTTTTTACTAGATATAAAGGGTATTAATTTTTTGTATGTTATTTCCATTTTGTCAAGATTAAAATCACTATATGTCTTATCTGGCGGAAATTTTAAACTACATGAAAGTAAAATACAGTATTCTCTTAATTCTGAACATAGTAAAATACGAAGATTGTTTTCTTCTTTCTTTCGTCGTCTATATTCAATAATAAAAGTACAAAGAAATACTAAAAAACCAGAACCAACTATTTGAAAAAGTTCAAATCCGAATGTATCTGAATATTTTAGATACAATAATTCAACTCCTAATATTTTTAAACAAATCATAAAAACTCCTCATTTTTCAGTCATACTATCAATAAATTTTGTTAATTGTTCAATTTGTTCAGGTGTCAATTTTTCAACAGATTTTATTAGTTGAATAATTTCAGGAGATTGGGCTGGCTGTTTATTAGAAAAAAATTCATTAGGTTTAAAGCCTAGTGCTTCAATTAATTTAATAGCAGTTTCAAAAGATACTTGTCTTTTTCCTGCTTCTAAATCACTTAATCCTGATTGAGCAATACCAACAGACTTGGCTAGTTTATTCATGCTGATACCCTGTTTGATGCGTTCTTCTTTTATTCTTTGACCTAAAGTCATAAAATCAACTACTTTCAATTAATAATCTTAATTCAGATTATAGCATAAAAATTTTTTACTTTTTTATCTTAAAACAGATTGACATTTTATCTGTAAAAAGATAAAATACTTATAACAAATCAGATAAGGAGATTAAAAAATATGAAAAAATCTTTGGCTGATAATATTTCTAAATTTAGAAATGATAAGAATTTATCTCAAAATGAATTGGCTAATTTAGCTAAAATTCCACAATCTACTGTTAGTGATATTGAATCAGGAAAAAGAAAAAATCCAGGTATTAACACAATTATTGCTATAGCTAAGGTCTTAAATATAAAAATAAGTGATTTATTAGAATAGGAGATATAGTATGACTGAACAGGAAAAACAAGAAATTATTCAAGCATTAAAAGAGGAATTATCCAAAGAGTTATTAGTAAAAAAATCGTCGTTAGCTAGTTTAAGACCTTATACAGAGCTTAGTAATTTTAGCAATGAATTATTAAAAAATGCTGGCTTTAAAGGTAAAAAGGCTTATGATATAAAAAATTCTATCAACCTTGCGATTAGAGCAATTTTTGATATAGATAGAATGTGTCATTTAAAACATTCGGATTTATCACAAGCAAAAGAAATTACAACAAAAATACTTAATCTTATTATAAGTAATAAATCTAATAATAAAGAATAGTATGTAGCATAAGTCCAGCAACAAAAAAGACAATTGAATATAGTGATGATGTTATTAATGACTGTGAAAAGACCTGAATATATTAGTTTTGATAAACCTTATCGTTGCTGGACGTATGGTGCATATTATAAAGCACCATATCTAATTAAATAGATAATCCATATTAAATTATCGTAAATTCCAGTTTATTGATGAAAAATTTAAATAAATGGCGGTATGTATTTAATTAGATAAAAGTTAATGAAGTAATAATTGATCGAAAGAAGGTGAATTTATGTTAAGTGCAAATGCAGTTATTTATGAATTGCAAAATGCTTTAAACATGGCTACAGAGTATATCAAGAAACAAGATGCAGAAATAAAAGCATTGAAGGAAGTCGGCAGTATACGAGATATGGCTAAGAGTAAGAATGTGAAAATATCTGAAGCTGGTTTAGTCAGTGTAAATGGAACAGCTTCTTTATTAGGAATATCTCCTAGTACAGTAAGAGCTATGTTAGAAGCACACGAATTGCCAGATGTGAAAACAAGAGGTAGAAGACAGGTGCATATTGATGATATTGAGCAATATATCAATAATCAAAGACGTAAGGCAATTTAATTATAAGTGAATATGAGGTGGTATATGTGAGTGATGATAAATTATATCAAGATACTGTAAAAACTATCATTATAACACCATACCAAAAATTGAGAGAACGAAAAGGTTGGACACTTCAGGTAGCAGCAGATTTTTTACAAATTGGTGCTACAACACTAAATCGCTATGAAACAAAAAAAGCCCCTATACCAAAGAAAATCATCAAACAAATGGACGATTTGTATGGTTGTAAGGGCAAGTTAATAGAATATTGGTGGAAAAGTGAATTGTCTAGTTCTAAGAAGTTTAAGTTAAAATTGGAAACCATAATAAGAAAGATGGTGAGTATATAAATGTTGAAAAGATGGTATAGATATCGTAGGATTTTAGGAATTTTGGCGGTAGGAAGTATCGGTCTTATCGGTTTAGGAGCGGTAGATGAAAATAAGCCTGTAGAAGAAATTTATATAGTTCAACCAGGAGATACTCTGTGGTCGGTAGCTAGTAAGAATATTACTGATGAAGAAAATATTTTAGCTTATATGAATGAAATGAAAAAAGCCAATCCACATATCAAAACAGATTTGCAGATTGGCGAAAAGTTACTAATAAAAAAATACAAATAAAATAATAATTGACTATATAAATAATATAACATAAATATAAAAATAATCAACCGAGAAAATCCGAGTAAATCCGAATAAATACGGGTTAGTCCGAGAAATTCCGAATAAATCCGAGTATTTCCGAGCTAATCCGTATATTTCCAAATAAATCCGAGAAAATCCGAGGAAAAAATGAGTAGATTACAAGTATTTATTTTGGCTGAATTGAATGTAGCACAAGCATTTAAGAAAGTACGTGGAATAACAGTCAAAGAACTTGCTGATAGAATACCGATAAAAAGCCCTGTAGATACTGTGTATAGAAATATAAAGATTTTGATTGATGAAGGTTTTGTAGAGAAAGGTATTAAAGTTGGAAAATCTGACAGTTATTACATTACTGAAGCTGGTATAGTTGCATTAAAAAAAGAAAAAAATTAGGGCTGGTTAGATATATAACCAGCCTTTTTACAAACAAAGGAGAATTTTTATGAGTATAAAAGATAAGGTTTTTTATATTGGCATAGGTCAAGGCGGTGGTAATTTAGCTCAAGGATTGGAAAATAAGGGATATCCTACACTAGCTATTAATACAAGTAAAGAAGATTTAAATACACTGACTATCAAGCATAAATATCATATCGTTGGTGGTGAAGGCTGTAGCAAAGATAGAAGCATTGGTCGTGATTTGATAAGAAAAGATTTTCCTAATATAAGTACACAGATAAAAAATCATGCAGGTGATGCAGAAATAATATTTGTAGGATATACAAGTGGTGGCGGTACTGGTAGCAGTCAAGGCCCAGTATTGGTGGATATACTTACTATGCACCCAGATTATAAAGACAAAATCATTTGTAGTGTGGTTATTTTGCCATCAAATAAAGAAAGTATACAAGCAAATTCAAATGCTTATTGTTGTTTTAAAGAAATCAGCAATATAAAAAAAGGTGGGGCTTGTTTCGTACTAGATAATGAGGAGTTTAAAGATAAATATATGATAAATAAAGAATTTGTCGCTTATTTAGATGAATTTTTGCATATACCAGCTACAGATAAATCTATAAAAGGGAATATTGATTTTTCAGAAATAAAGAAAGTATTATCTGCACATAATATGGCGGTGATGATAGCTGTTCCTGAAGGTGAAAATACAGTGGCTAGATTATTAGATAGTCTACAGAATAATAGTATCTTTGCTAAAAGGGAACAAGATAATATTTTACAATATACAGCTCTTTCACTTGCAGATGAACGATTAAACCCTGAAGAAGTAAATCAAGATTTGCAAAAAGCCATTGGTACTCCTATAGATAATTTCACTACATTTAATAAACGTAGTCGTAATTTTATATGTATTAGTGGTCTTACTTATCCAAAGACAAGATTAAAAGATATTGAAGAATTGATTTCTAATAGTAAAGACGCTGTGATGAAAAGCAAGGAAACATCTCTTGAATTAAATGCAGATATGAGTTTTTTACAAACTTCATCAAAAAAAGAAGAAAAAGAATATAAAGAAGAAAGTCTAGAATCTATTTGGGATAAATATATGCTCTGACAATCCGAGTAAATCCGAGTAAATCCGAGTAAATCCGAACAAATCCGAATTACTCCGAGAAAATCCGAGTATTTCCGAATAAATCCGAGCAAGACTTCATAAGGTGAAAAGTACTCTTAGTGGGTACTTTTTGCCTTATCTAAATAAAAAAACAGCCTGCTAAAAGAGCAGACTGCATCTACATAAAAATGCCACTATTAAGCTAAGAAAAGTATATCTTCTATGTGGCATAAAGTCAATTTATGAAAATTTTAAAAGGTTCGTTTGAGCCTTTTACTAGCTCGTTAAAGGTATTATTTAGATGAACAAAATAAAAATGTAATGGTGATTTTATGTCTTATGTGCAGATGAAAGTATATATGAAAAATAACATAGAGGTATACAAATATTATTCGGGTAAGTTGGGCAAGAAAATATATAATGCTCCAGCTCAAAGAAAAACTCCGATAAATCAATTAAAATATCAAGACCAAAAGGCAAGCCGTATTTGTGGTTGGAAAATAGCAGAGAATTTCACTAAAGATGATTTGTGGCTTACTTTGACTTATCCAGCAAGACAACCTATTGAACCAGAAAAAGCAAGAAAGGATATCAGTCTTTTTTTAGCATATCTAAGGCGAGCATACAAAAAAGAAAATATTGAGCTGAAATATATTTATACAGCAGGAAGAACAAAAAGAGGTATGGTTCACTTTCATATGTTAGTAAATAAATTTGATACATCTATCATTGCTAATCTTTGGCGGAAAATATCAGGTGGTGGTATGAGCTTTAAACATTTATTTCTTAATGAATATGGTTATGTGAATTATAAAAAAATAGCAGATTATCTCATTAAAAATAGTCAGGAGACTTTTTATCGTAAAGATAGAATTCATAAAAAGCGTTTTTGTGCATCGTTAAATCTTGTTATGCCAGAGATAAGAAAACAATTGATTAAAGCAAAAGAATGGAAATTAAATCCAAGCTCAATAAAGGGATATTTGGTGGATAAAAATAGTATCTACAATGGTTATGGCTGGTTAGACAATGGTGAGCATTGGGATTGCTGTCGAGTCCAACGATATACATTAATTCATATTGGGGTAATTTGTAATAGGAGAAGGACGAAAAAACATTCATTGCCTAGTATGCCTGAAATATTTAGTGAAGATAATTGGTGGGAAGAAAGAGGAGATGATATTTAGATATGTTAGATAAATCTTATCGTGGATTGATGAATAATAAGCAAGGTAGTTTTTTTGAAAATAGAATTATTGGCGGTTGTATTGGCTATGATTTATTCAATAGGGCTTTCATCGAAAAGACACCTGAACCATTTAAAATATCTAAGCCAATTGGTCAAGGTAAGTTTCAAGGAAGTTTCACGAAGAAAGCTCAACCAGATTTTAAAGGTACATTAAAATTTGGTAAGGCAATAGTCTTTGAAGCAAAATACACTTCACAAGACAAAATGAATGCAAGTGTATTAAGCGATGAACAAATAAAATGTTTGAAAAAGCATTATGATTTGGGTGCTATAACAGGTGTTGTTATAGGCATTAAAGAGAGAGCATTCTTTGTGCCATGGCGATTATGGTCAGTGATGAAAGAAGAATATAATCGAGCTTATTTAAAAATAGAAGATATAAAAGCCTATGAAGTAAAACAAGATTTAAATTGCATAAAATTTTTAGATTTAAAAAGTGGTCAAAAAATAGAAAATATGGAGTTTTATTCTAGGCCCATATCTTGTATTGAGGAGTGATGGCATTGTCAATGATTTTGATAAAGAAGATAACATATGATGGCTTAAAAGGAAAAATAAGCATTAGTTATACAAATGGCTATAAAAAAGTGGATATAAGTGATTGTGAACCACCTCGACCAGAATTTATAAAAGCACTAAAAAAATTATCTGAAATAGGTGTAAGTATATTATCATATCCTTTTTCAATCAAGGATAGATTGATGATAACAGGAGCAAAATTCACTTATGAAAATGATATTGTTGATTCTGTAGTATTTTTAGGTCAATATGTATTGCCTACAAGAGAAGTATTAAAACAAAATTTCCCTAAAAGATATTGTAGACCAGCTAAAAAGAAGATTAATTTATCTGAAGCTGAACAGCAAGATATAGATAAATTTGTTGAAGAATGTAAATTATATGTATTAGGTGAGAGGGCCCAAACAAAATTACAAGCAAATGAAAATAAGTGATGATGTGCTCCATCAGTATCAGCATCTAGGAAATGAACATGAATAATGAAGAACATGCTAAAAAAGTAAGAATGATAATTATAAAACGTATGCATAGTAAAGATATATCTATAGCGAAGTTGGCTCAATTATCGCATATGAGTTATAAATCTTTGTATCATTACATCAAAGGCGATAAAGATATACGTTCAGGAGATTTACTGGCGGTACTTTGGGCATTGAAAGCAAAGATATTGATAAAATCGAATGGCGGTGAATAGATGTTTTTTGAATTTAATAATGACATTGATTTATCTATCAAGGTAAATGCAACAAATAATAGATTACCTAGAAGAAAAATACATTATATAAATCTTCAGAGGGCTTATAAATTAAAGAAGAATGTCTCAGATATAGTGAGATGTAGAAAATTTATCATGGCAAGTAGAAAGATTGAGTTAAAGATATGGAGAAATAAGGGAAGAATTTTTTATTAAGGTGTGATGAAGATGATAAGAAATTGTATGAAAGAAGTAGCAAATATGTTTGGTCTTGAATTAGGAGATAAATTTAATTTAAGAATAGTTGCTTATGATAAAGACTATGAGCATAATCCTTGTTATTTCAGTGAAGAAGGTTTGATGTCTTGTGAAGATAAAAATGTGCATCTTATTTTATTGCATTGTATTTTAACTGGTGAAGTAGAAGTAAATAAACTTAAGTAACAAAAAAACTCAATAAACTGGAATATTTATTGAGGTGATAAAAATGAGTGAACTTGTTTGTTATGAAGCTTTGAAACTAATTGAAAAAAGATTAAGCCAATATGAACTTATAAAAAAAGCTGTGGCGGATTGTAGAGCAGACCATAATTATAATGGTAAATCTGGTGGTAAAGGTAAAGCCTTTATTTCTGATCCAACAGCGAATGAAGCTGTAAGTAATATTACACCATTAAATTCAGTAGTAATTGAAATTGATAATAAGATAATTAAAATTAAAAAGCCTGAAAAATGGCTAGAATTGGCAAGAGCTGTATTTGAACATTTTGCAAAACACTGCTCCTGTTCCAGTAAAAGTATCAAGATGATATTATATTATAAATTTATAAGACATAAGAATTATAATTTTATATGTACCAAACTAGAGATAAGTAAAAATAAGTATTATAAAGAATTAGATAAAATACTGTGGTTTTCCTTGTCTTATGCTTGTCAAATAGGACTTATAAAAGTACGTTGAAAATTTATTATGCAAATGAGAAATATTGATATATAATATTAATAAGAGGGGGCGTCTATTATGTGGCACAAAATGAGAAAAATCGTTATTATGGTTAATAAAGGTTTAATTAGTATACAATTAGATAATAAACAAGATTATAAAAAATTTGTCCCTAAAAATGCAAATGAATTATCTCGAAAAAACTGGACTAATTTAGGCTTTAGATTGCGAAAAGCAATGGGAGAAGTAACTAAATAGATGGCAAATAAAAGTAATCAAAGAAATAAACTTGTAACAAGAGAACATAAGGTAGGTGTAAATTGTAATTCTGAAAATGAATTACATGTATTGCAAGCTAAACAGTATGAAGGCCCTATACCTGCAGCTGAAGAACTTCAAAGATATAAAGAAATAAGTCCTGATTTACCTAATAGAATTTTAACTGTATTTGAAGAAGATTCTAAACATACACGAGATATGGGAAAAAGAGCATTAGAGGGAAGTATTAATTTTGATAAAAGAAGTCAACTTATGGCTTTTACTATTATTATTGTAGGTTTATTAGGTACATTCTTTTTAGCTTATTTAGATAAAGATATTGCATCTATTATAACTGGTCTTGGTACAATAGCTTTAATTTTTAAAGGTGTTTTTTCAAAAAACAATAATGGTAAATAATTTTTTTATTTGAAAATTATTAAGGCATATGACGAATTAGAGGTCATATGCCTTTTTTATGCTTATTTAATGTAATGAAGTCATATTTGAGTATTTTGCACTGTTCTAATAAATAGATCTAGAATAAATATCATAAAAAATTAGATAAAGTATTGTAAATTATCTGTATTTTATATCTGTCAGATAAGATTTATAAAGATGAAATAAATGTACGCATTGCAACAAATATTCTTGACAGGAATAAAAATAAAATATATGCTAAGAATGTGTTAATAAATAACACAAAGTTAATAAAAAAGCAAGAGACTGCCAATCTCTTGCTTTATAAAGTAGATAATAAGATTAAATACCTTTGCTACGTTAATTATTTTTATTTAGAGTTCTTTATAAATTAGAATAATATCTTTTAGTATTTTTAACACTAGATGTATATATTTTAATATTCTCAAATAAATCACCTCACTTTCAAGAAGGTGATGGTATAATCTTATTATCTAAGATATAGTTTAATACTGCCAATATTAAACTTATCAAAGGAGCCAAAGTTGCCATGTTGGCTCCTTTTTTATTATATATAATTAAGTATTTTAACGCAACTAACACACACTTTTAATAAGACCTAATAAAGTCTAATGAAACTTAATAAAACCTAATAAAGTCTAATAAAGTCTATAAAATAAAAAAATATTTTTAATAGATGAATTTAGACATAATGAAAATAATTGTAAAAAAATAAAAAATTTTTATTTTTTCTAGGAAAAATTTATCGATTTTTATGTTATAATGATATCAAGGTTTTTTATATCCATTTGAAAGTTATTAAGGCATATGACTAAGATAGAGGTCATGTGCCTTTTTTAATGCTCATTTTTAATCAAGGAAGGTGGTGAAATGCCAAATGAAGTAAAAAAATATGAGTTGGCGGAAAAAGATTATAAGAAAGGCATGAAATATGCAGAAATAGCCACTAAATACGAGGTTAGTTTATCTACTGTAAAGTCATGGAAAAAACGATACTGGTCTGATAATGCAACCATGGTAAAAGCAACTACAAAAAAGTTGCAAAAAAATAAAAAGGTTGCAACTTCTAAAACAATAGATATTTCTCCTAATTTAACAGAAGCTGAACAAGTGTTTTGTGCTTATTATGTGGAAAAGTGGAATGGCACTCAAGCTATATTAAAATCAGGCTTAGCCACTAATAAAAAGAGTGCAGCTAAGAAAGCAAATATACTGCTAAAACGTGATGATATTCGTGCTGAAATAAAACATCTTAAAAATGTAATTTGCGAGGGAATAAAAGTAGACATAAATGATTTGCTAAAATATTGTCTGAAAATTATCGGTGCAGATATCGGCGATTATGTAAAATGGGGACAGCGTGAAGAACAAGTAATAGGACAATTTGGGCCTGTGAAAGTAGATGGAAAACCATTAAAGAAGTTGATAAATTATGTTGATTTGATTGATAGTGATTTAGTAGATACATCAGTAATAAATGAAGTGAAAATGGGTAAAGATGGGCCTTCAATAAAAATGATGGATAAAAAATGGGCATGGGAAATCGTGATGAGGTATTTTGATTTGGTACCTAATCTATACCAGCGTGAAATGGATAAACAACGTCTGGTAATTGAACAAGAAAAATTAAATATAACTAAGATAAAATCTACTCCACCGCAACCGCCAGCAGAACCGCTGATTTTACAACCATTTTATGGCAAACCACCTGATGAAGAAGGTAGTGAGGTGCAAGAAGATGGCGGAAACTAGAGTTTATTTCAATCCAATATTTAAACAAGCAAATGAAACAAGATGTCGATATCGTTGTATGAGAGGTAGTGCTGGTAGTGGTAAAAGTGTAAATATAGCACAAGACTATATCTTAAAATTAATGAACCCTAAATATAAAGGTGCTAACTTATTAGTTATTCGTAAAATAGGGGATTGGAACCGTCAAAGTACATATAGCGAATTAGTATCTGCGATTAATCGTATATGTGGTAGTATGGCGGATTTTTATTGGGATATAGGTAAATCACCATTAGCACTGCGATGTAAAACAACAGGAAATGAAGTATTATTCCGTGGTATGAAAGATGATAAACAACGTGAAGGTGTTAAGTCTGTTACTTTTACACGTGGTAAATTAACTTGGATTTGGGCTGAAGAAGCAACAGAATTAGAAGAAAATGATATAGATATACTAGATGACCGCTTGCGTGGAAAACTGATTAATGAAAATCTATATTATCAAATAACATTATCTTTTAATCCTGTATCTGCAACTCATTGGATAAAAGCAAAATATTTTGATACACCACGAGCATCGATATTTACACATAAATCTACTTATCAAGATAACTTATTTATTGATCCAGCGTATAGCGAACGTATGATGATGAGAAAAGAGCAAGATCCTGAAGGGTATCGTGTATATGGTCTTGGCGAATGGGGCTTACTTGGCGGACAGTTTTTTTCTAATTTCTCGGAAAAACGACATATCGTAAAACCTTTTAAAATACCAGATAATTGGGTGAGATTTAGAAGTATGGACTGGGGAAGTGCAAAGCCTTATGCTGTAGGTTGGTATGCAGTAGATTATGATGGTAATCTTTGGAAATATCGTGAATTATATGGCTATGGTGGTAAAGCAAATGTAGGGACAAAAGAAACAGCTGCACAAGTGGCTCAAAAAATAGTCGATAGAGAATGTGATGAAAAAATAGCTTATGGAGTATTAGATAGTGCATGTTGGGCCAATATAAATACAGGTGTTCCTACTGTAGCTGAAGAAATAAATAAAGTATTAATAAAAAATGGTCATACTACATTTAGAGAATGTGGTAAAGGAAGAATGGCTATGGCGGAAGAAATAAAACTAAGATTAGAAGGATATAAGCGTAAAGACGGGGTACAAATACCAGCTTTACGCTTTTTTAGTACATGTTTTCATAATTTGAGAACATTCCCTTTAGTTACTCATGATAAACGTCAGCCTGAAAAAATCGATACGAATGGTGAAGACCATTGTGTTGATGAAACAGGATATGCCTGTTTATCTAGACCATATAAGCCAACAAGACCTGAAAAAGATGGTTGGAAGTTTAAGAAAAATGATTATGAAAATATAAGCCATGAACCTAGTGCATGGGCTTATTAAAAGGAGAATGTATGGTTTATTTTACAAAAATAAGTTCACCTGCAAATGAAAATATCATTGGTCTTTTAGTTCGTGGACATGCAAATTATGCCAAAAAAGACAAAGAGGATATTGTTTGCAGTGCTGTTTCTGCTATTGCACAAACAGCATTATATGGTTGCAATGAATATAGTAGATGTAATGTAAATAAAATACAAAAAGGATATGTATCTTTTACTTGTGATAGAACAATACAGACAGAAGCAATAATAAAATCTGCTATATTGGGTTTAAAAGCAATAAAAGAGACATATCCAAAATGTTTTAAAGAGGAATAATAAATGTTTGATGAAGTAAATAATGATGTAAGAGCTGCACCAGAAGAAAATAAAATTGGGCTAGGAAAGATAAGAGAATGGTTTCAAGATGCTGTAGATAAATCAAGAAATTGGCGGAAAGAGGCTAAAGAAGATTATAGATTTGTATCTGGTAAGCAATGGAAAAATGCAGATAAAGAACAGCTTGAAAAATTTGGTAGACCTGCAATTACTATTAATAAAATAAAACCACTTATGAATGTATTATCAGGATATCAAAGGCTTAATCGTTATGATATTTCCTTTTTGCCTAGGACAAATGATGATATGGAGCTTTGTAAAGTCCGTGAAGGTGTTACAAAATATATCTTTGATGATTGTGATTATGAATATCAAGAGTCTCAAGTTTTTATGGATGGTGCTATTGGCGGTATTGGTTGGTTTTGGGTTTATTACAAATTTGATGAAGAAATGGGCGATGGAGAAATAAAAATTGCTCGTGAAAATCCTTTCAATATGTATATAGATCCAGAAGCAAAAGAAATAGATTATTCTGATGCCAATTATATTATTCGTGCTAAATGGGTAAATAAAGCTGACTTAATAAATGTATATCCAGAAAAAGCAGAAGAAATAAAAAATCAACAGCAAGAATATGACTTTATGGAACCAGTAGATGAACAATATGACCATCTATATTACAAAAGAGATTTGCAAAAATTACGTTTAGTTGAATGCTGGTATAAGGTAAAAGTTAAAGAAAAAATTTATATAATGCCTGGTGGAAAAATAATTAATGAACAAGATATGCAAAATATATCTGAAGAACAATTAATGCAAATGTATTTGTCAGGGCAAATACCGATAGAACAAACAATTACTGTAGACAAGGTAAGGGTTTGTTCTTTTTTTGGCGGTGTTTTGCTAGAAGATATCGAAAGTCCTTATGAACATGGACAAATACCATTTATTCCCTTTGTAGTATTTAAATTTTTTGATGAAGATGAGCCTGCTGGTATTGTCAGAGACTTAAAAGATCCACAGCGAGAAGTTAATAAACGTAGAAGTCAATCACTTCACATATTAAATACTTCTTCATATAATAACTGGATTCGTGAAGCAGATGCACAATCTGATGAACAAAAAGCCAATATGAAAAAATTGGCTAGTCTTCCAGGTGGTGTAATAGAAGTTCAGCCAGGGACATTATCTCGTGGAGCTATGCAAAGATTAGAAGCACCACAGCCACCATTATCATTATTTCAAGCAGGACAAGAAGCTGCTGCTGATTTGCCTTCTATTTCTGGTATAAACGAAGCTTTAATGGGTGTAGATATGCCTGCTAATGCAAGTGGTAGAGCAATAGAATTAAAGCAAAAGCAAGCTATAACTCATATTGCACCAATGTTTGATAATCTTCGTAAATGTAAAAAACGTTTAGCATCGTTGTTATGGGGAAAACATGGTCGTAAAGGTTTAGTACAACAATTTTATACAGAAAAAAAGGTTTTTCGTATTGAAGGTGTTGGCGGAAAACCAGATTTTATCACAATAAATCAACAAGTTACACAAATAGGGCCTTTTGGGCAAGCTGTAACAACTACTTTAAATGATATAACTCAAGGTGATTTTGATATTATTGTGGCGGATACACAGGCTAGTGCTTCACAAAGACAAGCACAGATGTATTCACTTATTGACGCTGTTAAAACATTGGGTGTTCCAGGTGATGCTGTATTTGACTTAATCTTAGATTTATCAGATATCCCTAATAAAGAAGATATAAAACAGAGATTACAACAAAGACAGCAAGCACAACAAAAGGCACAAGAAGCTCAAGCTGCTGCTGAACAAGCAAAACAAATTCGTATGAGTAATTCTATTGCTTTTAAAGACGCACCACCTGCTATTCAGCTCGCTATGGCGGCAAAAGCAGGACTTATTGACCAAAAAATTGCTGATGAAGCTATTAAGCAGTTTGTTGCTTATAATTATCCACAATTATTACAACAGCAAGCAAATAAACAACAAGTGAATAATCAGCAAATTACAAATCAAATAATGCAAGCTATAAATCAAGGTATACCGACTAATCAGATTTTATCGCAATTAATTAATTTAGGTATACCAGCACAGACAGCTCAAATATTATTACAGCAAGTAAAAAATCAGGCAGAAATTAATAGTCAACTAATAAATCAAAATCAAGCACCACAACAAAATAATAGCAATATGACTCTAGCAGCTTTAAATTCGTTGAGGTCAGGAAATATTCCAGCTATGTAAAAGGAGAAATAATGATGAAATATCGTAGAAGAGTAAATGAAGTAGAAGCTATAAAATTAAGTTTTAACAATGTAGAAGATTTAAAAAATATTCAAGATGTATTAGGCGAACCATTTTTAAATGTAGATTTTTCTGATGTTGAAAATCCAAGGCTTTTGGTCGAAAATTTTCATAAAAATAGAAAATTTACAGCTAGATTTAATAAAGATTATCTTGTAAAAAGCATTGATGGAAAAGTATATCCTGTGCCAAATGAAGTGTTTGAAAAAGTCTTTGAGCCTATTTATCAGATTGATTATCAAAATAATGAAGATAAGGAGTAATTTGTAATGGCGGTAAGAAAAATAACAAAAGCAATTAGTAAAGAAGTGAAAGATAAAAATACTCAAGAACAACAATCTATCAGTCAAGCAAAAGAGCAAGCAGATGAAAAAAACGAACCAGTGAATAAAATAGAAGAACTGCAAAAATCAGTAGAAGATTTATGCGGTAAAATTTTAGATTTTAGTATTGAACGTATGGATAAATTCAAGAATAATCCAGGTTATCAATTAACCGAAGAGGAAAGAGAAACTATAAATACTTTTATGAATGTAGCCGAACGTATGGATAATCTCTTGAATAAGAAGACTGGTCTGAACTTTGCAGATAAATTACTTAATAAAATTTGAGTTAGGAGATATATTATGGACGTATTAAGAATTTTTAATTTGCAATTATTTGCTGAAGATGATTTTGAAGATAATCAAACTGATTCTGATACTGTAGTTGATGAAACAGGAGATGATGTAAATAAAACTGAAGATGATGAAATAAATATTCCTGAAGAATTTGAAGGATTGGATCCAGATATTGCTAGAGAATTTACTAATAAATTTAGAGAACAACAAAAAGCTGAAGATGAAAAACTTGAAAGTAAAAAAGATGAGCAAGAAGAACAGCAATCTAAACAAGATGATGAAGAAAAAATAGAAGATAAACCTACCGAAGGCATTGAAGAGCAGCTTGCTAAATTACGCAAAGAAAATGAGCAATTAAGAAAACAACAAGAGCAAATTCCTAAACAACAGGAATTTAGACCTGCACCTTTTAAACCTATTAAATTAGAGCAAGTTCCAATTGAATTTGCACGTACTGTAATAAGTGAAGCGAAAAAAATAGCTTTAAAATCAGTTAATTTAACAGAAGAACAATTAAATGATTTAGAGTTTGAAGATAATGGTGCTCAAAAGAAAGCAGATTATGAAGCAGCTTTTGAAATTGCTAAAGATAATATTATGAGCAATGTTAATAGTGAATTAGCATTGAGAAATCAAAGAAAAGAAGCATTTATGCAGGCCCATAGAGAAAATATGGTGGCATTTAAAGCATTTGAAAATGAACAAAAGAAAGATACACATTTTAAAGAGATACAAGATTTTGCTATAAATGGATATTTTGAAAAGCAATCTGTGGTTAATCAAAATATAATTCGTGATGCTTATGCAAGATTAGAACGAGGAGTAGCTTCACCATCAGACCGATATACTATTGAATCTTATTTTGAAAATGCTAAACGTGAATATTATAAAGATATAAATGCAAAACAAAAAGAAAAACAAGATAAAGTAGTAAATAAATATAAACAAGCTAAAAAAATGCCACGAGCAGATAAACTATCAGGTGGCGGAGATACTTCAGGCAAAAGTGATGTAGATATTGCTATTGAAATGATGAATAACCGACCATGGGAAAAAATACCAGAGAAGTATCAAAAAATTTTATTAGGTGAATAAATAAAGAAAGAAGGTATTATATATGTGTTTAAGTAATTTTAAATTTAATGAAGACGAATTGAAAAGAGCATTTCCAAAATACTTTAAAAATATGGGTTTTGAAGGACGAGGAATGCAGATATCTTTACCAGCAAATATGGATTTAAGACTATTTACAGAAACAACTGTTCCTGAAGAACTTGTAAAAAAAGCATGGGCAAAACAAACATGGACTACAGCTATGAAGGATTTATTCTTTGGCAAATTCATGGGTGAAGGTGTTAATAATATTATTCAAGTTTTGAATGATTTAGAGAAAGAAGCTGGAGATAGAATAACACAATCATTGGTACTTAAATTGAAAGGTGATGGTGTTACAGGAGATGATATCTTAGAAGGCAATGAAGAAAAAATGGAATACAGAAGCTTTGACTTCACTATTAATCAGCTCAGAAATGCTGTACGCATAAAAGGTAAATTTGAAGAAAAGAAAAGTAAAGAAAATATGCGTAAAAATGCAAAAGATGGTTTATCTATTTGGTTGAGAGAAAGAATTGATGATGATTTATTTAAAGTACTGACAGCTAATCCAACAGCAGATAAAGTTATTTATGGCGGTACTGGTATTTCAGCTGAAGCTAATATTACAAGTACTGCTAAAATGAATACTACTGTTTTAGGTAAAGCAAAACGTTTGGCACAGATGTCTAATCCTAAAATCAGACCTGTTCGTGTTAATGGTGGAGAATATTATGTAATGGTATTGCATCCATATCAAATTCGTGATTTAAAAGAAGATGAAAAATGGATTAATGCACAGCAATATGCTAATATTCGTGGCATGAAAAATCCTATTTTTACAGGTGCTACTGGTTTATATAATGGTGTAGTTGTACATGAAAATGAAAATGTTCCAATTGGTCAAACTGGTGATAGTTCTACATGGGTAGGACATGGATTATTGTTGGGTGCTCAAGCAGGTGTAATGGCAAATGGTATTGATTTATCATGGAAAGAAAAATTATTTGACTATGATAACCAATATGGTGTGGCTATCTCTCGTACTTATGGTGTAGCTAAGTCTGTATTTAAAATTGATGGAAGTACACCTACAGATTTTGCTACAGTAAATATTTTAACTTCATCTGTACCAGATTGATGAGGTATCAAGATGTTAGCTGTAGAAGAATTAATAAAGCGAGTTAGAATTTTAGTACATGATGAGCAAGAAACAGGTTATGACGATATAGCTATACTAAATTGTTTAAATGCTGGTTCTAGATTTTTAAGACGTATGATTTTACAGTTAAAGCCAGAATTGTTGTCTAATGTGACTAAAGGTAATTTAAATACTAATGAAAATATAATTGAGTTGGATTTTATACCTGTAAAAATAGTAGATATTAGAATAAATGGCAAACGTATAATTTATAAAAGCCGTGCAGATATACTAAATATGGATAAGCACGGCTTTCCTTATGCTTATTTCATAACAGGTTTAAAGACTATAAATTTGTATCCTATACCTGATAAGCCTATTAATTATGAAATTTTAGCTGTAGAAGATATAAAAGAAATGACTTTGTCTGATGATGATAATGGGAAAAGTCCTTTTCCGAATGAATTTGATGATATGCTAATTGAATATGCATTAATTCGATTATCCATGGGAAATGAGTTTGATATGTCTCAAGAAATGTCGGTTATGAGTCAAATAGTAGCACAATTAGAAAATATATTAAGAGAAAGAGATACAGTATATGTTATTTCTGGATATTATGATTCGTTGCCTGATGATTGTGATGTAATAAGGGCGGTATGGTAATGAGATTATCTACAAAACATGCTAATCAACAATCTGTGATGTTGCAAGACTTTACTGGCGGTCTTAATGTATCTTGTACAGAAAATCTGATAGCAGACAATGAACTTGCTGAAGTAATAAATATGGAAATAGACAGTAATTCTAAATTACTTCGCACAGTGCAGGGCACAGATACTTTATATACTACAACTGAATATACATTTAAAAGTGCAGCGTTTGATATTTTAAATTCTGCACTTATTTTATTTACAGAAGATAATAAAATTCTGGCCACAAAAGATTTTTTTGAAGTAAAAGAAGTTGGAACTTTAACGGGAACAGGCGAAGTAATAACTGCTATGTGGGAAGATGGTCTTTTGATTGCTAGTGGCGGTAAGCTTCAATATGTTAAGGGAACAGAGAATATAGAAACTATAGAAACAAGTCCTGAACATTGTAATGGTGTGTATATTCGTTCTGGTCGTGTGCTCGTTTTTGATGATACAGACCAGGTATTATTTTCTGGCGTTGGCGATGAAACCAACTGGACTCAAGACACTAACGATCCATCATCGAGTTTATTTGCTCAAATTGGATATAAAGTTGGCGGTCATATCATGGGCATGGTCAATATGAGTAAAGATATTTTATTCATAAAATCAAATGGAATGGTTTTCCGCTTAGAAAATGAATATCCAGATTGGCGAATTAGTGAATTAGGAAGAAATATATTCTGTAAAGGTACTGCTAGTTATTGCAACATGGTTAATAGTGTTCTGATTATGAGCGATATATCATTACAAAACATTCAAACGACGCAAGAATACGGCGATATGAAACCTACAAATATAGGCTCTAAAGTAGCTAGTAAGATTGCAAACCTACCTAGTAATACAAAGCTTCGTTATGTACCACCATTAAACCAGGTATGGTGTATAGGCGAAAATGGTTATGTACTTGTATTAGATTGCAATACAAGTGCTTTTTTTCAGAGGAAATTCAATAGTGTAATAGTTGATGTATTATCTATAAATAATGATGTATATGTGATAAAAGAAAAAACTGTTTGTAAATTAAATGCAGACAGTTTTTATGATGATAATGAGCCACTACGTTTTAAAGTGCAAATGAAAACACATATGGCAAATTATGAGTATTTAGTAAAACGAATAACACTATGTGTAACTTTGTTTAAATATGAACATAGCTATAATAGCCACTTTTTGGTAGGTAATATATGTATACCGTTGCCTAGAATGTATAGTAGCTATTTATTTGATAATACACGTCCGATTGTAGATAATTACGAACCAATAGAACATTTAAGAGATATCTATGTAGATACATCAGATAAACTAGAAGATAGCTATGAAAGTTTATATGAACTTGAATACGATAAAAAAGATATTCAAACGTTAGAAACTTTAAGACGTACAAGAAGAGTAGTATATAGAACTCCAGAAGTACGAATAAGCGGAGCAGGTATTGGAGAACCTTTTATTTTAAATTATATTCAAGCTGATGTAGTAGAAGTATAAGGTGGTGAAAAAATGGATACAGATGCTATTGAGATAAAATATGGATTACCAAAGGCATTACCAACAATTCAAAATGGGAAATTAGCACCAGTATTCCCTTTATATTTTCAATATAGAGGAGATAATGTAATAATTTTTTCAAAAAAATATATGGGAGAAATAGAGCATATTTATGAGCTTTTATATAAAATAGTAACTCACCAAACTATTGATGCAGACAATCCTTTACCGTACGAGTTTAAATTTGAAGAGAATAATTTATATGTAAGAGATAAAACCAACACAAAATGGACATTGATGGGCGATATAACTAAGTTATATTTTGGAGCTAAAGAATATGCTGACGAAACCTTCATTAAATCATTAAAAGCAGATGATGCAACAATCGTATTTACTAAGGGAGATAATTCCACAGGTAGTTTAACAATAAACAATGTAGCTCATGCGGATACAACCTTAAAAGATAACAAAAATCAGCAAATTGATACTACTTATGTAAAAGGTGTAACAGGCTCTAATGCTGAACTTACTATCACCAAAGGAAATGGTACAACTTCAAAAGTTACTATTAACAATGTAACTCATGCGATTAATTCAGATAATGCTAATTATGCTACAAAAACATTGCAAGATAATTTAGGTCAACAAATACATCAAACTTATATAAAAAAGTTATCAACTTATGGTGGTAACATAACAATGTATAAAGGTGATGGCGGTACTTCTATTGTAAAAATAAATAATGTTGAACTTGCTCAAAGTGCTGTTAAAGCTGCAAAAGATAACTTAGGACAACAAATAGATGTTACTTATGTAAAAGATGTATTAGAAAGTAATGGTATAGTAACTGTAACCAAAGGAAACAAACAAAATGAAGTATTATGTTTTACTTCTATTACTAATGACATTATTGATGATATTTTAAAATTAAATGAAGATACAACTCTAGAAGAAAAAGAGGCTATTATTGATGAAACAATAATAGATATTTTTCTCAATAAAGGAGATGGATATATAACAGTATATAGTTTAAATTCTGCCATTGATACAGATACTATTGATGACTTGTATTTAAATAGTGGTTTATATCCTGAACCATCTGGAGATGAATGTATTAATTCTAGTGAAATAGAAAACATATTTATTAATGGAGGTGTAGTACATGAAGTTTTTAGATGCTAACGGACTAGCATTATTTACAAAAAAGATTTTTAGTAAGTTTGTATCTAATATAACTGGTGCAGACAACAAAATAACCATTACTAAAGGTGATGGAACAACAAATGAAATTAATCTAAACGAAGTTGTTAAAACTGATGTAATAGGTGAAGATCCGCCTGATGATGATAATTCAAATAAAATAGCAAGTACAAGATGGGTACAAAAATTTGTAACAACTATGGTATTTAAATTGATATCTAAATTAGCAGGCACAGAAGAAACAGGTGTAAGTAGTAGTGGAAGTTTTTTAGGTGTTAATTGGTTGATAGCTCAAAATGGTTATATTTGCTTAGGAAAATTATTTGGCGGACTAATTATACAGTGGGGAAATTATGGTGATAGTAGTAATACGTTAATACCACTAAATTTAAATATAACATCAGCTAAGATGCTT